TTAAAAACCCCGCCCGGAGGCGGGGTTCAGGAGTGGAGACAAGAATCTACGCGGTCAGCGCATCAGCCATCGCCGCGAAGGATTCCGCATGGCGGACCCCACAGTCGGCGTAGGTGTTGGCCACCAGGCGGATCAGGTTGCTCGTGGCCTGGGTGTATGGATCGACCACTAGGTCAAGCCCGCCCCACTGGCAGAGCACGAGGTCGTTCCAGTTGCCAAAGATGATGGCCGAACAGACTGCGCCGCTGCTGCCTTTCACCAAAGTGCTCGGAACTTGGTTCGAGACTCCCGTCGGGTATTCGTTCAGAGGGCTTTCGCCACCCGCCCAAACCTTGGCAGTTTGGCCGCTTACAACGGCGGTCTTTTTCAGCTTTCCACGAGTCGCTGTATTGACGAGATAGGCCAAGGCTCCCAGATCGGCGTTATCCACCGCCACAGCGGTTTCGAGGTCGATGATGTGATCGAGCGTCGGCGCAAGGCCGTTGGTTCCACCCGCCACCGAACCAATGCCGGTGGTTTTGAGGATGCCCTCCGGAACATTGCCCGATCCCGCGCCGTTGATGGCCGCATAGTCCATGGCCAGAGCGATGGAGGTGGCGAGGTCTTCGCGAACCATCGCTTCAATATCGGGCGTAGACTGCATGATCAACTGCTTGGAGATATCGGTGAACAGACCCACCCGCTTGGGGCTAAAGGCCACTTGGCCGAGCGTCTGGGTGACTTCGGCGTTGGCGTCGTTCTCGCCTTCCCACGCGGCGGCTCCGCCGGCGGTCATTTTTGGAATCTGAAAGTTTCCAGTGAGGCCCGTGAGAACCCGCGCACCGAGACTTTGAACCACCATCTTGTTGCGGAGCAATCCGATGAAGCCCATCAGGCCGGTGGCCACCACATCGGTGCCTTCGGCGGTAACGGTGAGGTCGCGGCTCATCAGAACCGAGTGAGGAACTCCCAAACCTTCAACCGCTGTGCCATTTGCGCGGCTTTCGGCGAGCGCCTGCTCGTGCATTTCCGCCTCAAGCCCGGAAAGTTTTCCATCCGCTTTTTCACGGATCGCCTTCACAAAGCTATATCCAGCGAGGTCTTTGATCTCCTTCTTGGAGAGGTCGGCGGAGGAGGGCATGCGGACGGTGCCATCGGTGTAGCAGTCGAGGATTTCGCGGCGGAAACTTTCGAGCGAAATATTATCCCGAACCGCCAGGGCGGCACGGTCGGCAATGCCCGGAATTTTCGCGGCGTGTGCATCGGCCTCGGCGCGAATGTCGGCCTGACGCTTCAGTTCGGTGTCGTGGCCGGCCTTGGCTTCGGCTTTCGCCTGGCGGGCACCGGCATCGAGAATGGATTCGAGGGAGGCATCGGGGTTCAGTCCGAGCGCGACGGCTTTTTTAGATAGCGTATCTTTGTCCATGGTATTATCCTTTTTTTTAGGTTTTGGATCGGTGACATCAGAACGCCCCACCCCGACGGATTGGTCGGCGGGCATTGAGACGATGGAGTTTTCAAAGGGTGCCCACTTGGTCACCCGATAAACGTCGAGGTTTTCTTTTTCCTCCACGAGTTTCATTTCTAGGACGCGATATCCGACCGAAACATTCTTCCGAATTCCGTCTTCAACGTCCTGCTTGATCTCCTGAGCCAGCGCGCTTCTTCCAAAGCGCACAACGGCGGTTCCCCGCCCGTTCTCAAGTTTTGCAGATTCAATAATTCCGATTTGCTGATCGTGGTTGTGCTGGAGCAGCAGCGGGGCGTTGCCCGATCCGATCCAACCCATATCCACCTCATCAGCCTTGTGCCCGAGAATCTCCATACCGAACCATCGCTCGTAGGGTTCTTCGGACGAAAAGGAGAGTTCAAAGGTTTTTTTTGCATCATCCGCCGCCGCATCAGTGGCGGCACGAATGGTGCCATTGAAGACGGGGTGCTTCTCGTTGATCTTATCGATTAAGCCTCTGATTTCAGCCGCACTTTTTGTTTTCATAGTGTCTTTTTATCTCCGGTAAAAAAAAGGCCGTCACTCCTGCGCAAGCTCCCCCTCGGAAACCTCGACCACCGCGCCCCAACTTTGCGGCATCGGGAGGCCCGCACTTTCGAGCAACGCCTTTGCTCGGGCAAAGCCCTCGACCACATCTTCAAAGTCGCAGCCATTCTCCGCCGCAATTTCAAACGGATCGCGGGTCATGTCGCCCAACGCAATGGATTGGGCTTTGTGGGTTTTCAAAGGGTCGATATGTTTACGGCGGGGGGGCTGGAACTTTACCCGCTCGAACTTGGCGAGCTTGGACATGGGCAGGTGTACCGCTCCGGAGGTGATGGCCATGGGGAGCCAATCGAGGAAGTTGGGTTCTTCAAACGCATCGATCCAGAACTGCTGGAGGTCTGACCAGAAAGCGATGTCGGAATGAACGCCGATTTGACCTGCGGAATAAGATACCCCCTCGAAGTCGTTTCCAAATTCTGGGTAGGATACGCCCAACCCCGCCGCCATCGAGCGGGTGATTGATTTTGTATATTCGGCATAGTTTGCGCCAGGGTAGCCCGGATCGAACGTCTCGAAATCAAGCCCCTCCGGGAGTTCCCATATTTCACCCGCCTCGACATTCTCCGGGACGTCGGAGAAATCCTCCTGCACCATGCCCGTTTTAGAATCCAGTACCGGCTCATAATTTTCATTGCGCGTGACAATGCCCATTTTTGAGGCGGCCACGCGGTAGCCAATGGCCACCGCCCTTTCGATGGCATCGAGCATCTTGGCCCGTTCGCCGGTGGCCATCAGGTGGGTGACCCCCCGCGTTTGACCCGGTCGATCCCGGAAAAAGATGTGTTCAATTTCCTGCGCCGGGACCCGCTTATGATTCTGGCCAAAAGAAACCGCACCGCCCCATGTTAATGGAGCGGCCTTGAGGAAATAATAGGCCACCGGCCTGCCGACCGCATCGATCTCCACGCCCATGCGGATTTCGTTCCGGGAGGTTCCGGCCTGACGGTTAAGTTCGTGATCCAGCAGCTCGGCATCGATCAACTGATTTGCAAAACGGAACGGGTTTTCCGCGCCCGGCACCTTATGAACAATGCACTCACCATCCACAATCACCCGCTGAATTCCAATCTGGGCAAACGTGCGGCGGTTGATCTGGCCACACAGCGAAAAGTTCCGCGCTTTTGAAAAGGTTGCGTGGGCCGATTCGATCAACTGGCGATCGAGGGGCGAGGGTTCCAGCGTTGCGCCCTTCACATTGGCCGCCAAACTTTGCAGGCGGATGCCCTTTGCGCCCACCACATTGGTCTTCACCATGATTAAAAACTTTCGGGCGAGGTTGTTATTTTGCTCCAGCCAGCGGGCGCGGTTTCTCGATTTTTTAGTTTCGCCCATTGAATATCCCCGCGCCGCAGGGTGCCCTCGCTTCCCCGAGGGGTGTCGCGCGGGCGGCGGGCTTTTACGGAGCGAGCGAAACGAAACAGAGGGCCACTTCATTGTCCAAATCCCAATTTAATATTTTTTACGCGCGTGCCGCCGGGGCGGAGTTCCGAAGCCAGTTCCCGCCGGTATTTTTTAAGCTGCGCCTCAACCCCCTCACGATCCAGGGTGATGGATTCGCCGCCCGACGTGGAGAGGGTGACATATTTCTTGGTGGCCAACTGCTTAGAGAGGGCCTCAAGTTTTGTGACCATCTGGCGGGCGTGGCTAACAGCTCCCAGCGCAACAATGGCGACCGGCTGCTCCAGCGCGACTTCAGAGTCGCTGGCTTTCGTGGCGATGAGATAGAGCGTGACATCGCCTGATTCATAGGTGGCGGTGGTCGCTTCAGGGATAGCCAGCGTCCATGCTGCGCCATCCCCTGAAAAGAGGGAGGCCGCTAGATCGTATGTGCCGGCAGCATCCGAAAGTTTCCCCGCGATACTCCAGCCATCGGCAGCGGAATATCCAGAAAGAGAAAAGAGGTGCTTGTACGGAAGGCCGACAGTTATTTTCATGCGGACCAATTTAGGGGAGGTAAAAAAAAGGCCGTCACGCCACGCGGCCCCGGGTGCGGAGGCGTTTGTGAACTGTACAGGGAGCAACACCCAGTTCCCGCGCCCACTCCGTCAGACTTCTTTCCATTCCGCCATGGCGAATGCGGCGGGCCGGACGGCCCTTGATTTCGCGGTGTTCGAGCGGGGAATGCCGGAAGCGGATGCCCCGGCGATAGCTGTACATGCGGAGTGAGGGTTCGGACACTTCCAACGTATCGGCAATCAGCGCCTTGGAGTAGCCCATTGCGGCATAGCCGGTAATCACATCACACAACGGCTCATCAAACTCAGCCTCGATCCGTTTCGCCCCCTGCATGATCGTATCCATGCAAGGATTCTTTCAGGGAGTTGGCGCGAGGGGTTAGCGACCAAACGCGACCAAACTGGGCGCGGCTGATTAATCCTGTGCGCCGATGGTCGAACGCGCGCGGCATTGGCGAAATCCCGTATTATTTCCAAGCCACTCAATGGCCCCAGCGAGTGTGGCGCGGCCCCCCGGCATTAAGAAACCATCGCGCTTCATGGCGTAGACATAGCGAGGGTTGCGCGCCAGCCGATCCGCCAACTCCTTCACCGAGAGCAGCTCATCATATTCCTTTTCGCGCATACAATCCCCTTTGATAAAACCAATCCGCCAGCACCGCCTTAAAACCCCGCATCGTGCGCGGGGTGCGGAGTTCGCCATCAATCCGAAGCCACACATGCGTAGGGTCATCGCAGGCCAGTAGTTCGATATGGTGATCCCCCAGGCTTCCATACGTCCGACACCCGCCCACCACCTGCAAATCCCGCCCACGCTCCAGCCGCAGCACGCGCCGAGCCTCCACACCCCGCGCGCTTTTTGCTTTAGCGATTTCCCGCCGTTTTCGTATGTAGCTTGCCGATGGCATATTATGATTATTAGGCTAGTTGTTGGGTGGGGCTATTACCGTGTTAGGTGCTTTCTTTGATAAAGGCTTCCAATTCCTTGATAAGCGGGAGTCGTCCTTCATCGCGGAATTGATTCGCTTCTTCGAGCTGACAACACGCACCGCCAGCTCCGCCCTGTTTCCGTCGCCAACGTCGTGTCATCTTGCCTAATTCACCTAACAAGGCAGTTGAACTTACGGCTTCGTCCTGCTCAATTTCTTGCTTTTCTCCGCAACTGTAACATTCCATAATTTTATTCACGTTTTCCTCCAGAGCCGAAGCTCACTTTAATCGTTCGGATATTCCTTTTTATAACGACATCCGAGAGCCCCAAGTTTCGTTTTACTCCATTCGTAATGCTCATCAGCTTCTTCCTGTGTTTCAAAAAAGTAGCACCCCGAATCTTCACCTTTAACAAAAAGACGAATCCCGTAGGGCTGATCCGAACCAGTCGTTGCACTCGTACCTGTTAAGGCCGCCGCGTTTTGTTTCTCACTCATCATCTTTTCCTTTGGCCTCAACAGGCCGGTGAACTGGGGTGTTCGGCATCAAAAACTTAATGTGTAATAAACGTCATCCCATCCGTCATAAGGACAGTGCTCTTGCACAATTTCTTCCACGGGAAACGTAATCGTTTTTGATGTGTAGCCACGGGCAAATCGAACATGCGTAATCTGATCCCTTCGATCCCAAATCAACCGTTTCCAATGTTGCGACATCTCGCGGTATTCCTTGCGCTTTCTGCCCGATTCGATCTCATCGAACCAGTGGTAGGTCAGCACCAAATGCAGAACCAGCACATTGAGGCTATCAGTCGCAACGCCCGTTTCTTGCCCATCGTCTGCAAGGTAATCCTCAGCCTCAATTAGTTCGTCAAGTTTGTCGCTCATTTTGCTCCTTCAGCCTCATGATTGTCGTTAGGCAGGGAGTTTATTCATCGCATCGGCGAGCTGATCCCGCAATTCCCCTGCCTGATAACGGTCGATGTAAATCATCCCATCCGAATCATCGATAATTTGAATTTCATTGCCAACAATGTTCACTTCTACATCCATGATTTTCTCCATCTTTGCCTAACAAGTCGCTTCACCCTATCGCTTGCTCCGCCGCTCAGGGTGAGCTAATCGTTGGAATTACATGGCCGTCGGAGCCATCACATGCCCACCTTCGAGCAACGGACGCAGGCATTCCGCAAGCTCTTCGATGGTTTCACCTTTCTCCAGCGTATAATTTCCCATCACAGTGGCAGTTTCACCGCAAACCAAATCAACGCTCGACGGCCCATTTGGCGCCAACATAAAATGCTTACCCATTGGATTTATCCCATATGCCTTTAACATCAGATCAATCATTCTCTTCTCAAACTTCTCATTCCATTTCATCTTTCATTTCTCCATTTAGTGTTAATTTCCAACCAATCCATCCAGAGTATCGCTACCGCTCACCCTGATCGGCGGGTTGGAAGGGTCTTGAGACTCGTTCCATCCATTGACGCCCGGCTGTGTGATTTGAGCGTTGTTTTGTATCTCAGCCCAAGACCAAGATTCAGCACCTTTCACGCTCAGAGTGAACTCAACCTCTCCTTCTGGTAATTCGGGATGGTCGGTTTCTCGAAGCACTTTCTGAACTGCATCTGCAATCTCTCGTTTCTGTTTAACACTGAACATTGTTTCTCTCCGTTGTAGTTAATTAAAATTCCAACCAGAGCGTGGACCATACGCGGACAACGCCCAATTTTGATTTCAACCCGTGACCCCGCGCTGGTCACGCTAATCGTTGGATAACTCTCTTTCCCTCCGTTCATTGAGAATCCTAATGCACTTTTCGCAATCAACGTATTGATTATCCTTGGTGGTATTGGCATATCTGCTTGCCCCCCAAACTAGTCCGCACAGCGAAAAAACAATCCCACTTCCGCCTAACATTTCGATCCCGTGTGTCATAATACCTCCAACCAGTTCATCGACTTTACGGTGAAAACGTCCTGCGCGGTAGTCGAAGTTGACCGCACCGAAAGTCATGTCAAACGTTAGATGTATTTGTTAATATCAATCTTTGTGTGGTTGGAATTTCCGTTCCAGTACAGATCGACCCCGTAATACCCGCCATCAACTCTTGCGATGTAATCGAACGTATGCGAGAACCCGC